CTCAGTACAACCAACAATAGAAAAATGTGCCTTTAGTGAAGATGTATCAAGTTTCTATGATCTAATAAAGAAATTTACATATAGAATTACTGTAACTTCTGATCAAAATCGAACTACACAAGGAACTATGATTGGACTCACAGGAAATACATTTTTATTAAATAAACACACATTTGAAAATTATACATATCCAATCCAAATTGGTATTTATGACCCTAGTAAATCCGTATATCCAGTAAAAGATTGTATCAAATTTTACAATATTAATAAATGTGATGTATCAGAAATTTCAAATTGTGATGCATTAGTTATTCATGTATTAGGATTTAGGCCAGTAAAATCAGCATTAAAACACTTTGTAACAGAACAAGAACTTTCTGATAATATGATTGCGTTTAAATATGGTTTATATAATACAGTCACTATTCGTGATACTAACAAGAATGAACGTGATCCTGTAACTAGAGTAAATTTATCTGAAAAACAATGGTATTCACCAGGATTTGGTGATGGTATAATTACAAAAGATCCTCAAGTAGAACATGATAGAAAAATAATAATTGATTGTCCAGCAAATGCATCAATTGAAAGAGGAGATAGTGGTTCAGTAGTTTTTCATAATAATAGTAAGATACCTCATAAGTTTATAGGTATTTTGGTTGCCAAAACAAATTGGAGTAACCAGTACTATTGTGGAGTTATTTCCCAAGAACAAATAAATAAAGCTATTGAAAAATTGCCTCTGCCATCAAATATAAAAACAACTGAATATAATGGAGTTCAATTAGCTTGTCAACATGAATTTTATAATGTTTTCAAATTAAAAAATGAATTATATGAATCACATGAGAAAAATCAATCAATTAGTAAAACTCCTGGCTATATTCCTTCTCCCATCCACGGAGAATTTCCTGTTTTGACTGTTCCTGCAATACAATCCAGTGCTGATAATAGAATACCACAAGGTAAGAGACATTATCTGGAAGTTTCTTTAAATAAAACAAATGGAATAAAAGAACCACAAACATCTATTCCAGAAGAAAAATTTATGAAAGAATTCATAAAATACAATTATATAAAGACAACTAAAGGAATATGTTCCCTTAGAATATATGATAATACAACAGCAATAATAGGAGCCAGAATTTTAGGAGGCTCATCAATTGACTGTACCACATCTGCTGGTCTTCCATTTAAATTGGAAAAAGGAGTAGTAGGTAAAACACCATACATCAGATATGATACAGTCAACAAAAACTGGCACATACAACAAAAAGTTCATGATTTCGTATATCTTTATGAAAGATTATATATCAATAAATTAGTTCCTGATAATTTAAAATGTGAATTTAGGAAGAAAGAATTGGTTAATCCAGAAAAGGTATTCGAAGAACCAAAAACAAGAACAGTGGCGTCTGGTAATTTTATACATCAGATAATATCAAACAAATTTACAAAAGATTTGCACACTTTAAATAAAAATAATTGGTTTTTAGGTAATGCTTCACCATTTGCAATAGGTGTAGATCCATTTCAACATTTTGACCAAATAGCCAAATATTTGAAGTTTACAGATCATGTGTATGATTTTGATGTAAAAGCCTGGGAAGAAAAAATTTGTCTTAAATTAATGCACATAAGCGATTCAGCAATACATGATTTATATATGACGGCTTATGATAGCAGAAATGAAGAACCACCTTATACAAAAAACGAAATCGAGTTGATTTTAAAAGGTTTGTCAATAGATTTTACTGATACCTTAGTGGTTTTTGAAGACATAATTTACAGAAAAAGAAATGGCTTATTATCTGGACACCCTGCAACATTTATGAAGAATTCTGAAATTCATATTGCAATCATTGGTTTGATAGTTTTTAGAATTCTTAAAGAAACAAGAGAAGATTTAGCAAACATTAGTATAATCTATGAACACCTTAGATTTGTTTTAGCAGCTGATGATATTTTAATAGCTTTATCACCTCTTTTTAGGAGTATTGTTACTCGTGAAAAAATAATTGATGGTTATAATAAGTTAGGTTTTGAAATTACATCAGCTGATAAAAAATCAGAAATGAAAGCTAAAAATCTAAGTGAATGTCAATTCTTAAAACATAAATTCAAATACGATAGCAATACAAACAGTTATAGTGCTATTCCAAATGAATCAATCATTTATGGTTTATTCAATTGGATTAGCACCGATTCCAAATTAACACTTGAGGAACAATTTCATACAAATATAAATACAGCCATGAGGTTTGCCTTTTATAGAGGTAAAGACGAATATGAAAGAATCCG